AGTCGTGGCGGATGATGGCGCATTTGTGCGCGGTTATATTTTGGCGGGGTTTCGGTCCCCTCTGGGGCCCGATCGGGGTACGGGACGGCGGAGCCCGTCTGCGAGAGACGGGCCTTCTCCTTTCCGTTCCCAGGCGAGATGCGAGTTTTGCCCCATAATGCGTTCGTGAAGACGTAAAGACCATATAAAGGCCCTAAAACGGCCCTAAAACGACCCTACAAAACCAAAAAACCTAAACCCTAAACCTAAACCCTAAAAAAGGCGAGTACCCCTAACCCCTATTGCCGTATATTCCCGCTCTGTATTGACACGTCTTGATATCACGCGATGGCTACTCGAGGTCGAGATCACGATTCTCGAACGCGAGTCGCTTGGGCTCGGGGATCGTCTCGCGGAGCTCGTGGACGATGCCGAGCATACGCGTGATGTGGCGCTCGAGGTTGCGTACCTGCGCTCCCGCCTGGATGCGTAGGAGCGGGGGTACCCGACCCTTTTCGATGTCCTCTTCGAGTTCGAAAAGCGCGGTGCTTGCCTCATGGATGATCCCCTCTAGGGAGTGGATCCTTTCCGTGATAGTCATGCCGTGCGCGTTGACCGCCTGGTAGATCCAGTCTGCTAGATAGCGGTGGTCCATGTTGGTTATGGCCCACGGCCGCTGCTAGACTGGACTTATGGGGAAATAAAAACTGCGCGAGTGGGTCCACGGACCCCTTTTACTGCGCGCCTGGGTCCACGGGACCCTTTTATTGCCCCACCACACTACGATACTACCCACGAGATGATATGACTATTTTTTTGAACGGCACAAAAACCCAGTGGGAAAAGCCGCTTGTATTCCTAATTCAGATTCGCGGGAAGCTGAATTATGTATACATCCAATGTCGCCAGCGTTCCAGGGAGCGTACCTTGGGAGATACCAAGGTACGCGTCTCGTCCTGTGATGGTTACGAACTTCTCACAGATAGCCTGTGTATCAGTTGCTCCACCTGCTGGGCATACGTTGGACTGCGTGTTGTTCGCCACGAGTGTTTTCGCGCTACAGTTCGTCAAAAATCCCCATAGCATCTGAGTGGTCAGTACCGTAGATGCGCCCGTTGCGTAGTAGATGCAGAGATAGTTTCCCGATGTCAAGTTCGGGGGGAACTTGTACACTCCAGACCCAACGGACGTATCGATTTGGCCACCTAGACTAGAGTAGCTGGTGGGCAGCGTATCGCTTGTTCCAAATCTGTTTGACGTGGTGACCGTTGTGGTGTCGATCTGGAAATGGTCAACTAGACTCTGCGGACCCAACTGGGGCTTGAACAACCGGACCTGATAGTTGATCCATAGTTCGCCCAATACCGTACCAGCGGCGGCTCCGTTGCCGACAGTGGCGATATTCACCGTGCAGTGATCGTACATCCGGATGTCCTTACCGGACGGGACGCCGGCATACCTCGTGTACAGCTGAGGAAGGACATTGACGGATGGATCACATTCGATCGGGTGAATAAACGATTCCGACGGCTTATTCGATGAGCAATATTGTGAATTCTCGGCTTCGCTCTTGGACGCGTACGGCGGATCTGCAGCATCGTACTCGCTAGCGATCACGACACTGCCTAGAGCCGTTCCGGTCGCATAGTCCGACGCGGTAGACCGGAATTCGACAATTACGCCCTCGAACTGGTATTGATCAAACTGTCTCCCTATCTGTGACAGAAACGGAAACGTGTCTACTAGCCCGGGGTTCAGGTGGTAGACCTTGTTTGTCCATGCTACAGTGCCTGGAGCGACAAGGTCACCGATGAACTCCCGATGCGAGATTAGCACGCCTTGCGACATGCTCCCGAACGTGGGCACTGTGGTGCCCATGGGGACGTTCATGAGAGCGTTGCTCTTCACCTGATAGTCCCCGAATCCGAGGATCTGGGATGCCAGCTTTCCTGCCATGCCGCCTGCAGCAGGCATGCCAAAAAGCGTGCCTACCCCAGTACCGAGGGCTGATAGGGCCCCACCCGGCACTGCTTCCTTCACTTTCCCCCACCACGAAGTAGGCTTCGCGGGGGTGGAACGCTTCGCGATCGTTCGGCGCTTAGGGCGGCTCCTCTTGGCCCTCTTCTTTCCTCGGAACGTCCGGGGCATGTTTCCGCTTCCTTTTTTTGAACAGCTTAGACAGGACTCTTACACCTTTTAAAACCGCCAATATAATTGTGACGATGATTCCGATTTCGCCTTCGTCCAAATCATCACCACACGTCATCTTTATATATGACGTTCCAGGGTACCCCTTTGTGTTTTAAAAGGTTACGCCGCGCGAGCGTAATATGGCCCCGATTGATCATCTTCCGCTTCCGTTTCATCGTCGTCTCCCCCGTAGACGTCGTTGAACCAGGTACGGAAGTAGTCAATGGCGCCATTCATCGCGTCTACAATGTCTAGTGCTCGCTCCCGCATTTCCTCATTTGGGATCTGATTCACTAGACCTTCTAGAGCTTCTGTGTATCCGATGATGCGTTGCATCTTGTCCGAGATATCATCCAACAGGTCTTCTATCTCGATCGGATCCATTACTACTACGGCGATTATGACAATGACACAACAACAGATCACAAACGAGCCGACATATCCCCAGGGTGCTATTTACGGCTCTTTTTGTAATCTGTAACCGTAGGGGGTAAGGTAATACTACCCTAGAGTTACAAAAGGTACCATTGGGTCCCTTTTGTCTCTTGGGTTTTTACTTACCCCCTACTGGCTGCGTTTGGCCTTGTTGGCCAACCGCGACGAGCGGCGCTTCTTTTGAATCGCCGACTGGCGATTGACGAGGGGCTCGTCATCGCTATCGCTACTACTGCTATCGGCCGCGCTCTCCGGATCGGAGTACTGCGTACCCATCTCCCGGCGATTGGCGCCCTTTTGGGCCTGAATGAATTGCAGCCTCATCGATACGGCAATGCGAGCGAAACTAATCTGCGTACGCAGTTGTTTCGCACGCTTTTTGTATACCTGATGAGTCGTCAACGGCAGATCGCCCTCGTCGATCTTACCGTTTACGTGAATTAATTCAGTCCCGCAGGTAGCGATGACAGCTTTCCAGCCCTTGACAGCCTTATCAGACATGGCGTTTAGACAAATGAGGCGTCACTGCATAGTCACTGGCGTCTTGTATTTCTTAGGCATCGGGTACACCCAGCACACGAAATTGGACTATCTCGAACCGGCGTGAAATGGCAGCGCAGAGCACGGCGTCTTCGTGCCATATCTCGCTCGGGTGGTAGTTCGAGGTGACTATTATCTGCTCTGGACGTATCGACATTCCGCCGAACTTCGTTTCGGCGTTGAAGCTGTAGATATCTGCCCAGCGCTTGATGTGACTGCCTAGACAAGCATGGTGCTTGTCAAGGTCGTCCAACAGGACGACTGCTTGCCCAGCATACCCGCACCACCATTTGTTCAGTAGTTTGTCAAAGAAGGCGTCGCCGTGGTCGTCACGCACTTTGCGGGACTTGCCGGTACCGGGGGCACCGTAGTACCACAAATTGCGGTGTTGACCAGGGACGAGATCAGCGGGAACAACCCGATGATCCTTCTGTATAGCCCGAATAGATGCATAGTTGGTGATAAACAGCTTATCATCAACTGCATCCATCTCGCCGGCGATGATGAGCTGGCGTTGGGCCGCCCAGAAGTCGGCACCACGCCGCCCTTTCTCGCTTTGATCCATCGGTTCTTCGCCGTATTCCTCAAAGTCCCCGTCCTTGCTGCAATACTCCTTGTTCTGCACGAAGGATCCAGCGGCGCGTTCGACATGAGCGCCGCGTGGAAGAAGAGCGCGTACTGCGCGTCCTCGCTTAGACGATGGGAACCGGACGTACCCCTGCAGATGCGGGGTACCCTGCTCTCCGACTTCACGGCCGAAGATCAGGTATGTCGCGGTTCCCTCTAGCGCGCGCAATGCGTCTTCTGTATCTGCAGTCGGGTTATTGACGGTGAAGCACCAGTTCTTTCCGACTACCTGATTAATGGAGGGCGCCATGCTTTTGTGAATGCGCCTACTCCGCCACGAGACAGTCGTGGCGGATGATGGCGCATTTGTGCGCGGTTATATTTTGGCGGGGTTTCGGTCCCCTCTGGGGCCCGATCGGGGTACGGGACGGCGGAGCCCGTCTGCGAGAGACGGGCCTTCTCCT